CCTGCCGGATAAGCATTTCGCCGCCAAGCTCGGTATCCGCCAAGCCCTGGATATCCATCTTCCGGTCAGCAAAATAGACGGTCACAAGAACACCTCCCGCCACGTCATGCTGCACGTCGGCTCTGTTTCTCCGTTTGACGCAATTAAGATTTCGTTGTGCCCCGGCTGTAACGCCATGCCCGCCCAGTTATTTGAGACCGCGCCAAATTCCGGTCTCAGTGTGCCATTGACGGCGATTTCTCCCGTCGCGGTGTCTGCTGTGACAGTATCGCCTGCGGAAAATATCGCGTTTTGCGTCATCCTTGCGCTGACCAGCGATATCTGACCAGGCGTGCCGCTTCCGCCTGCTGTGCCGAAATAAAACGAGACAGTCGCAGCCTCAAGGCTTGCGAGTAGTTGATCTGTTACCTGCATGCCGCCGGCAGAACCATTCGGGAGGGAAAAGCTAATGCCACCACGATCTCGTGACAGCGTAATCGGACCGCTCTTGTTGCCGCTGACATCATTGTCCGCCTTGCATGAGTAATTAAAGTTTTTCAGATCATGACCAAATGCGAAAATATTTCCGTGGATATTACCCACAGTTGTACGAAAAAGCGTTATTCCGCAAATGTTGTCGCTGAGTCCGCCCGGACCGTTTACGATTACCTGCAGCACGCCTTTGTCTGACGATTGCGGCATGGCGAACAGCGCGTCAAAGGTTAAGTCAAACGGCGCACTGCCCACATCGCTCAGCGTGTAGGTTAAAGATGTCCCCCGCCATCCGGCGCTTCCTCTGCTGCCTGTATGCGTAATTCCCGACTGGCCTTTTTTGCTGTACGCCGATGCGGCGAAAGAACCGTTCTGTGTGTGCGTCGATGAGATATTTAAATCTGCGTCATTCATCGACCAACCGGCAGGCAAGCCCGCAGGGCTGAATGTCCTGAAATTTTCACGGAAAACGGAAACCGGAATTGACTGCGCCTCTCTGCCGCGCTGTGCCTCGTCTCCTACAATGACACTTGTGCTGTCCTGTACGAAAACCATATAGCTTGTATCGCTCGCAATATCCGCCTGCAGTAGCGGCCGCGCGGGATACGTGCCGGCATAGTCGACGGAAATAACCTGCGCGTCCCCCTCTGCCGTGTGACCAGCCGCATCAATTGTCTTGATGTCATCGCTATACAAAAACGGATCAGCGCAATAAAAAGTGATTTCGCCGGTCACGCTATTGCGTCCCGGCGGGATGTCGCCGATTGCTGACAGCGTCGCAATGTAATGCCGCCGCGGATCATCTGCAAAACGCAGCTCTGACTGTTGCGGACTAAGCCGCACCGCCAGCTGCTGGAACGCGCTGCGGAACGCCTTGGCATTCGGCGCAACGAGCTGATAACCTACTGTGATAGTGCGCGGTTTGTATCGCTTGCGCTGAAAAAACGCGCCGTCCCGTGCCGGTGTGCTTATGTCTTCAATTTCTGTCTGCAGCTGTTCGCGTCCGGCGGTGTACAGCGTCTGAAAACCTGCAACCGCTTGATCGAGCCAGACGCCTGCGAACTGCACCGCTTCCGCCGGTAAACACTCGATATCTGGCATTTCATTTGTGTCGATAAAACTGTACATAGTCACCACCTTTCAGGCATAAAGCTACCCGCAGCACATTTATTTTCGCGCTGCGGGCATTTTGCTTTTATGACGTCTTACCCTGTCTCCGCTTGTCGCGAACTTCCATCCGTTCAAGCTCTGCTTTTGTGTATTTTGCAGTGACGCGCGCGGCCTCTCGTCCGTCGATCTCGACCGGCACAACGATTGTATACCGCGCGTCCGCGGAATAGTTGTAATCCTCTTCGAGTGCCATGTCCGCGCCTGCAAGCGCAAGTCTGCGAGTTGCGAGATTCGGCATGTCAATCATGCGCTCTGTAGCCCTGCGGACCGCACGGTAACCGTTTGCAATTCCGCGGGACAAGCCGTCCGGGATGTTGCCGCCGACGCGCTGAGCCTGATCGCTCATGCTCGCAACCGCGGATGTCAAATCTCTAGAGTGCCGATCGATACCCACGGCAATGCCGGCGGGAATCCATCGACCGACCTGCCGCGTGAACACGCGAGACGGCGACCCGATGCCGAGCGCCTTTTTCGCCGCGCCGAGGGCGCTGCTGGCTAAGCTGCGGAGCTTGCCGAACAGCGCGCTTGCAGCACCGGAGATGCCGCGGATAATGCCCGTAATGACTGCTCGGCCGACTGAAGCCCAGTTGATTGACCGGAATGCGTTCATGCCTGCCGAACCGACAGATTTAAGCGCACTCATAATCAGCCGACCCGCGCCGGTGATCGCTGTCTTGATAAAGTTGATTGCGGCCTTACCAACGGATGCCCAGTTGATCGCCTTAAAGCCGTTCATTGCCAGTCTTCCGACTGTTTTCAATGCCGTAACGGCCATGCTTCCCGCGCTGGTCACGCCATTGTGGATAAAATTAACGACCTTGGCGCCGACATCTGCCCAGTTAATCGATTTGAATGTCTCTAACGCCTTTTGACCGACGGACTTGAGACCAGAGCCCAACGCAGACGCGCCGGATTTGATGCCGTTAACAAGCGTAGTGCCCAGGCTCATCCAGTTAAACGCGCTCCACAGTGCGAGTAACATCTCAAAAATCTTCGGAATGTTCGCCAACAGCGTCGGAACTGCATTGATGATGCCTTGAGCCAGTGTCGCAAGCACCTCGACGCCGGTTGCCAGCAGCTTCGGCGCGTTGTCGTTGATGATTCCTGCAATGTTTGTAACGATCGTAGGAATGTACTGAATCAGCGTCGGAATGCTGTTTGCTACGCCTTGCGCTAACTGCACGATGAGGTTACAACCTGCGCTGACCAGCGTGCCCGCGCCGCTCCGGAGGCTCTCGCTCAGATTAGACAAGAGTGGCATTACGTTGCCGATCAGGTTTGGCACCCCTTGCGCTAGACCGCCGGCGATCGAGTTGATCAGAGACGCGCCGGCGCTTGCCATCTGCGGGATGCCGGTAATCAAGCCATTAAGCATCTGAGTCGCTATCGACTTGCCCTGCTCCAACATCTGCGGTCCGACCTCTTGCAGCATGGAAACCAGCGAGCCGCCCAAATTGCTGCTGTCAAGCTGTCCGACCATGTCCACGATGCCGGAAATGCCAGTGATTGCCTTCTGGCTCATCATGTCCCAAGCCGGTGCCAGCTTACTGCCAAGCGTTTCCCTCAAACCGTCCATCGCATCGCCGATGGTCTTGTACTGAGTAGCCATGCCTTGCAACGCGTCGCTGTTGCCCGCGGCCTCTACTGCCGCAAGGAAGTCCTCAGTCGAGACCTTTCCGGCCTGCACCTGACTGATCAACTCTTGCGAGCTCATGCCCATCTGCTTTGCAACCGCCGCGATGCCGGCAGGGGCTTGCTCCATCATGAGTTTTAAATCCTGCCAAGCAACTTGCGGCCGTGCGGCCATCTGCGTTGTCTGCTCACTAAGCGTTTTCATTGCCTGTGCCGGTTTTTGCGCTGTGGCAGCCAAGCCTCCCAAGCCTTTGACAACGCCTTCTGTGCCGTTCGTCAGCTTTTTCATTGAGCCGACGCCCGCCGCCTCAAGCTGCGCGAATGTGCCCGCCATCTGAGACGAGCTGTAGATAGTCTTTTGAGCAAATTCCTCCATCGCGCCGCGAACGCGCTGGATTTCTGCCGCACTTTTTCCGAGATACGACATATTACCTTCAAATGTTTTCCACGCGGAATTGCTCTCGTTGACCTCACCAATCAGACTGGCAACGCCGCGCGCGATGGTGCTCATAGCCTGCGCACCGATGCCGGCAAGCACGCCGAAGCCGATGCCGCTGCGCACCTTACTGCCGAGGCTGTCAACGCTCTTTTGTGCCTTCTTAAAGCCCGAGGTAAAGCCCTTGTCATACGCCGACAAGACGGCTTTGACATTATATTCAGCCATTTTTTACACCTCCCCTCGCAGGTGGTTTTTAAGTGCCTCGAAGCGAGACGAGGGTGCATCCTTCCCGCTCGCTTGGCGGAGGGCTTTTTCATAATCAAAAAATTTGCGGAAGGTCGAGAACACCGGCCTCTGCCGGTGCTTTCCTGCACGCTTCATCGCCTGCACCCTGAACGACTGAAACGCGATCTGATGGATGTGATACAGCTTGTCCACCTCGCGCAACTGAGCCGCTTCCATTAGCAACTCATATTCCGCGATAGTCAGCCGATCTACCTGCTCCAAACTCGTGAAACCGAGATATCGAAAACAGTTAACCGCGATGTCGTGCAGAGCATCCTCCCAGTTTATTTGCTCTCCTGTTCCTTTTTCAGCGTCTGATACGCCTGCACCAGGTCGGATGTCTCGCGTCTGGTACAGTTGCTCGCGGATAAAAAATCGATCACCGCGTCAAACGCCGCGTCAATGTCGGTGCTCTCATCTTCTATCCATGCGTCGAGCTGTGACACAGTCAGACGCGGGGTGCATGTCTTGTTTGCCGCCATCAGCGCACGCTCAAGCGCGATGACATTGTGATCGAGCAGCTGCGCAATTGTGTATCTGAGTGCAGTGTCCTGATCTACGCCGAGGGTCTTTGCCTGCGTCGTAATTTCTTTCACAAAACCGATGCCGAAGCGGAAG